CTACATCCCGTTGGGAGTCTTCATCACCGCCTACGCACGAGACGTAACCATACGGGCAGCGCAGCAACACTATGACTCCTTTGCCTACGCTGACACGGACTCATTGCACCTGTTGATTGATGAAGACCCTGACACGTTGGACGTTGACCCGAAAAAGCTTGGCGCATGGAAACGGGAATACTGCTTCGATGCCGCACTGTTTATCCGTGCGAAAACGTACACGGAACTGGTCTCCCCTGGCCACTGCCACAATGAAGATGATGACCATGAACACCAGCCGCACGGATGCCATGTAACCCACATTGCCGGTCTCCCCGTTTCCGTGGCAAAGCAACTGACTTTTGATGACTTTGTTGGTGGGCGTAAGTTTTCGGGGAAGCTCAATCCGAAGACCGTTCCCGGTGGCGTAGTTTTGGATGACGTTGGTTTTACAATGCCGGTTTTCTAGGTTAGGATTTATCCAGTTGAAGAAACAGGTTCTTCACACAGAAAAGAAAGGTAGCGCCACAATGGCTACTCCCGAAAAGACCACCACTCCCGCTGAAGCTCCGAAGACCGAAACCCCCGCCGCTGCCCCGGCATCGGACGCCAAGCCGGGGAAGGGCACGAAGCAGGTTTCGGCCACCATCGACCAGGCTCTCTACGCCGAACTCACGGAAATCCGGTGGGCTGTCAAGGCTGACAAGTTCTCCGATCTCGTGGCACAGGCCCTGGCCGAATTCGCCGTGAAGCACGCGGTTTCCAAGGCGTGATCTGAAGACTCGTGACAGTTTGTCCAATGTGGGAGTGCTGCCATTGAATTGGTCCCACATGGGGTGGCCCGTAGCAGGGTACAACCTTTCACGCTTTAGGTCCGAAATAAAGTAACACCAGGAAAGCCCCCGCCCATCAAGGTTGGGGGCTTTCCGCTTCACATTTTAGGGGAGACTAATGGGAGCATTTGAAGATTACATAGCTTCGTTGAAAGCCAATGGCGATAATACGGAAGCGCATGATACGCTTTACACGGAATTGACGAATGCACATACAAGTGATTTGTCCGTAAGGGAAGCGGCAATTGCGGAGCGTGAAGCCCGAATTGCTGAGATTGAAAAAGCACGAGACGCGAAAGACGCGGAATTGACGGCACAGAAAGCCCGTAATTGGGACTTGATACGCCAGTCGCCAGCGTCAAGCGAAACCACCCACCTATCCACCGATGCAGCGGACAAACCGATTGACATTGATGACCTTTTTGAAAGGCGATAAACCAAAATGGTACTAGCTGTACAGCGTCTAAAGGACACCCCGAATGACATTCTGATGGATGCCATTCGTAACCGTGGCTCCAACGATTACCAGGCACGAATTCCGGAAGCTACCAAAGCCGGAATTCAGACCACCATGAACGAACTGTTGAACCACCGCACGCTGTACAACGAATTCGTTGACGCGCTGGTCAACCGAATCGGCCTGGTGAAGTTCAAGGAATTCTCGTGGACAAACCCACTCTCCGAATTCAAGCAGGGCATGCTTCAGTACGGTGACACCATTGAGGAAGTCGCCGTTGGCCTTATCAAGGCCAAAACGTATGACCCCAACAGGGAAGCCCTTGAACGGGAAATCTTCGGCACCCACCGGCCCGAAGTTCAGGCCAACTTCCACAAGGTCAACCGTCAGGACTACTACCCGGTGACCGTGAACGAATCCCTGCTTCAGCGGGCATTCCTTCAGGACGGCGGCCTTGTCGGTTTCATTTCCCAACTGATGGGTGCCCCGGCAACGTCTGACCAGTGGGACGAATTCCTGGCTACCTGCCAGCTTTTCGCGGAGTACGAAGCCAAGGGTGGATTCTTCAAGATCAAGGTTCCGGACGTTTCGGACCTGAATTCTTCCGAAGCCGATGCAAAGTTCGCGCTCCGTATGCTCCGTGCAACGGCTGACACCATTGTCTTCCCTTCCCGGAAGTACAACGCTGCCGGTCTCCCGATGGCCGCAAGGCGGGATGAACTGGTGATCTTCACCACTCCCGATTTCAAGGCGGCAATGGACGTGGAAGCCCTGGCCGGTGCCTTCAACATGGACTCCGCCACGGCTCATGGCCGTATCATCACCATTCCCGAAGAACGCTTCGGGATTGATGGTGCACAGGCCATCATGACAACGAAGGATTTCTTCGTTATCGCTGACCAGAAATTCGAGACGGCCAGCCAGTACAACCCGGTGGCGCTTCAGAACAACTACTTCCTTCACCACTGGCAGGTCATTTCGGCTTCCCGCTTCGTGCCCGCCGTCCTGTTCACCACCAAGGGTGGAACGGAGTTCATCGAAATTTCCACCCCGGTTACTTCGGTCTCCGAAATCACCATTCTTGACAGGGAGGGTCTCGTGCCTGACTCCGTGGTCCGTGGCGAACTGTACGCACTGGACGCCGAAGCGGTCACCACACCGGCTGATGGTGTCAACGATGGCGTGCGCTGGTCCGTTACCGGCAACACGTCCACACGCACCTACATCAGCCAGACAGGCGTACTCCATGTGGGTGGGGATGAAGGCGCAACTTCCCTGGTTGTCACGGCAACGTCCACCTGGCTTGACCCCGATGGTCTCATGCGGGATGGTGAGCAGGATTCCATCACGCTCACGGTCTCCGGTACAGCCGTACCTACGTGGCCTGAAACCGCCGCTGTCAGTGGCATCACCATTGCCGGTGGCACCCTGGTTCCGCCGTTCGCCGTGGGAACGTACACCTACACGGTGGAGATTGAAGGCGGCGTAGTCACCGCCGATGACGTGACCGTCACCGGACCTGACTCCGATAACGTCGAAATCACCGTGAGTGAAGACGGCGACACTGTCACCATCGAATCCGCTTCGTCCACTGGTGATCCGGTGTACACTGTGAACGTGGTAGAGCCTACGCCGTAGTTTCTACCCGGAGTGTGTGGCGCTCCAAACGGGAAGACCCCCGGCTAAGGGAACTAGCCAGGGGTCTTCCTTATTGTCCGGAGAAAAGCACTCCGTTTTTCTTGACTTCAGTTTTCAATGAGCGTATTCTATTTATAGAAGTTAGGTTGATTCAAAGAAAAGGAAGTCATCATGTTCCAGGTTTTCAACACCCGCACAAATGAAGTCAAGTCCACCACCACTGATATGGTTGCCGCTGATGTTATGGTGTGGAAAGAAAATGAAGCCGAAATCGGCGTAGGTTATGAACCGTGCTGGGAAATCCGTTACATCAACCCCGCTGGCCGCACTTTCCGTATTACAGTGGAAGAACTGTAATGCGTAACCACCCCGAATCCTACGTTCACACGGACCCCACCCCCACACCGCCCAACGGTTTCAGTCTAATTGCCTTACAGCTAGGTTGCCTGAAGGATTGTGTTTGCCACGGCATCGGGATTTACGCGCAAATCCGGTGCACCGAATGTAGCCACTGAACAAAGCGGAGACCCCCACTTTATGGTGGGGGTCTTTTGTGCGTGTAGACTGTTGTTCTAAAGGCTGGGGAGGTCTCATGAAATCTTACATGTACCCGTTTACGCGGGATATTCAAAAGGGTCAAGCCTACGGGGATAACCCCAATAACGGCATCAATCCGCGAAAAGGGCACACCGGGGATGACTGGCGTACACCTGTGGGCACACCCATTCACGCGGCGGGGGATGGCGTCATTGAATTATCTGGCTGGCCATCTGCCAATTATCTGGATTCCGTGTACTGGCTCACGAGTGCTGCCGGTGATGCCCTGGTGCTGAATTGTGGAGACGATGAACCGACATTCATTTACGGTCACAATTCGGATACGTCAGCGGAGCCGGGAACGTGGGTAAAAAAGGGTGACGTTATCGGTTATACAGGAAACACCGGCCTTTCCACCGGCCCACATTGCCACGTTGAAGTTATGCCACCCGGTTTCGATTTGAATGATGGGGCTTACGGTAGAGTAAATCCTGAACTCTATTTCAGTGAACACATCGAAGATTACACAGCCCCGGTTGCCGTAGTTGTTCCAGAACCTCAGAAAGTAGACAAAATGCTTTTCATTGCAACAGACCCCAATGACGGTACCGGCATGGTGTGGATCGGTGACGGAATTACCCGCCGCCACATTCCGGACCCCGCCGTTTTGCAGCATTACCGGAATGTTTCATCTGTCATGCCGATCTTCAAGAATGGTGAAATTCAGGAATGGCCACCATCGGTGTTGGGTGTTGACATTCAAAACACCATCGTCCAGAACCGCACATCAATCGCGCTTTCCAGTGGTGACATTACGGCACTGGCAAAAACCCTGAAAGACACCCTGGCTCCGGACGTGGCCACGGAACTGGCCCGCCGCCTTACCAACTAAGGATCACGCCACACATGACAACACAAANGCATGACCTGCCGGGGGATAAAAACTTCGGTTATGAATTCAATTACGCCACCTGGACAGCGGGCACGTCCGTAACACTCCACAATGTTCCGTGGAATTCGGATTACCGTGACATTGTCCGGTTTGATGACCAGGAAGCACTGGACACCTATCTGTTGGAACAGTCCGGGCCACAGGTCAACATTGAAGGCATGACACATGCCCGCGTTGGATACCCTGTCCGCATTCCGATTTCCTTCAACCGGGCATTCAAATACAACTATCTCCGTGTCACGAATCCGGCACAGCCGGTCATGAATGGTGATGACCCCCGCACGTTCTACTACTTCATCAACGGCGTTACGATGGTGGCACCCAACACCACTGAACTCATTCTTCAACTGGATTTGTGGCAGACATTCGGCTACGGAATTTCCTTCGGCAATTGCTACATCGAACGCGGGCACATCGGAATTGCCAACGAAGCCGCCTTCACCAACTGGGGCAGGGATTACCTGACCACCCCTGAAGGTCTGGATATCGGCAACGAATACGAAATCTACCAACAGTACGCCCATTCCATTGCTTCAGCACGAGACGGCGAACCGGACTTTGAAGTCCTGGTTGTTTCCGCCACGGCATTGGATGAAGACCCCGGCACCGTTGAAGCTCCGAAACTTCAGAGTGCCAAAGGCTCCATGATGGAGAATCTTCCGAATGGGGCTGAGATTTACCTTTTCAATTCGGCGGAGCATTTCAAAGAATTCATGAATGCCATGAATGATAAGCCGTGGGTTACCCAGGGCATTATGAGTGTTCAGGCCGTTCCCCCGATGGGCCGTTACGGAATTTCGACTACGGGTAAAGCAATTGCCGGTGTCTCCGTGAATGAAGTAAACGGTGGCTCACTTATCCGGCCTTACGTGAATCTCAAATCGGGGTGGCGTAATTCATTGAATTTGGGAAGGTACTGGCGGCTCTCCAAATTCGTCACCTTCCCTTATACGGTACTGGAAATGACTTCCTACACCGGAACCCCACTTATCCTGAAGCCGGAATGCATGCAAAGCCATGACATTGGCGTGGTGGAAGTTCCCCACATTGCCCCGCCGAATGCCCGCGTTGCTTTCTACCCGTACCGGTATAACGCCACCAATGATTCCCCCGGCTTTTCTGATGATAAAGGCGTGGTGAATGATGGCGGGGAATTCCTGGACATGATCACCGGCATTATGAACATGCCAACCTTTTCCGTGGTCAATAACGGGTACATGCAATTCATGGCATCCAACGCCAATGGTATTGCCTATCAGCACACGTCCGCTGACTGGTCACAGAACCGGGCACTTGCCGGTAACCAGACTTCCTATGACCAGGCTTCAGCCGGAATCGGCCTGTCAAAGGATCTGAACAACCAGGGTGTTGGGGCATCCAACGCACAAGCCAAGCTCTCAATGGACACCCAACGGTCACAGGGTCTCCAAGCTGCCGGTAACGCCACAGTCAACGGTTTCCGTTCCCTTGACCCCATCGGCATGGCACAGGGTGTGGCTAACGCAGCCGTCACCTACGCCATTGGCACCAACCAGACCAACCAGGCCAACGCCATTGCCACCGGCCTGTCATCCGGTCAGAACCGCTCCACCACCGAAAACATGGGGTACCTTCGGGACACCAATAAAACGCTGGCTGACTGGTCAGCGAACGGTGACTACCAGAACCAAATTGCCGGTATCAACGCACGAGTGCAAGACGCCAAGCTGACACAGCCCACCACGGCCGGTCAGGTAGGTGGGGATGCGTTCAACCTGGCCGTGTACCGGTGGGGAGTTGATATCAAGGTGAAGCGGTTGACCCCTGCTTACATGAATGCCATTGGTGAATACTGGCTTCGGTACGGTTACGCGATAAACCGTTTTGGTCAGATGCCAGCCAGCTTCATGGTTATGGAGAAATTCACTTATTGGAAGCTGAAGGAAACCTACATCACCGCTTCCAATTGTCCTGAAGTTTTCAAACAGGCCATTAGGGGAATCTTTGAAAAGGGTGTTACTGTTTGGGCTAACCCATCAGAAATCGGGACAATTGATATAGCGGACAATGAGCCGCTGGCGGGAGTGGTCTTGTGAGCAGGAAAAAGGGTGGTGACCTGGTTTACAGCGGCATCTACTCCAATCACCTGAACGGTGGTGGCAGCGGGGGAAGCTTTCAGGGAAACACGGTAATCCAGACACAGGCACTCACGGAAAACATGTATATCCGTGTCCTGACTGAACTGTGTTGCAACAGGTTTGAATGGAAGGGTCTCCCCGATTCCATAGACGTTCGGACAATGGAGCTTACATTGTTTTGGCGGGCACTCTCCGTTTTCTACTTTGACAATGACGTGGATAAGTATTTGGCGCTCCGTGCTTCAGGTGCCGGTGCCATTGACATGTATGACACCCCGCTTTCCTACCAGGTGACGGCACCGGGCATCAATAAGCATTTGAAGCAGGATGATTGTGTGGCCATTTGGGCCAACTATCTCCGCATTCCTGACTTGGATATTGTGCGGCTTTACGCGTCGAAACTGGCGAAAGTGGATCGGACCATTGACCAGTGCATTGAGAATCTTCGTTACACGAAGGTCATTACGGCACCGGAAAATGAGCGCCATTCGTGGACACAGGTTCTCCGTCAGCATTACGAAGGCCAGCCGGTGATCTTTGGTTCACAGGCTTTGGACATGTCAAATGTTCAGGCTTTCGACGTTGGGGCACACCACGAGACATTGCCGAAACTGTTGCTTGGAAAATCCAAGCTGTGGAATGAGTGCATGACTCTGTTGGGCATCAACAATGCAAACCAGGATAAGGCCGAAAGGCTGATTGCTGATGAAGTGTCAGCCAACGATGAACAGATTCACGCCACCAGGGCAATTGCCTTGAATGCCCGTCAACAGGCTTGTGATGAAATGAAGATCAAATTCGGGCTTGACGTTTCCGTGGATTTCAGTGTTAGTGAAAAGTCAACGGAAATCGGTGGCAATATAGAAATCGGAAACGGGGAAGAATAATGCCCACCTTTACACTCACCCTGAAGCGGGCCATTGAAATCCAGAAAGGTGATATCGGTCTGAATGATTATCTGATTTTTGACGAATCCTACCGGGCAACGTTGAACCAGAAAATCATTGACCACTACTTCAACCAGGAAATTGGTATGGAGACCATCGAACTTTTCCGGCTGGCGTTGCGACGGAAAATGAATGAAATCATGCCGCTCTATAATCAGCACTACATGATTTCCGCCATTGAATTTGATCCGCTGAAAACGGTGGACATGTCCACGCTGAACAATGTGACGGCCAGCGGGGAATCCGAAAGCACTTCCGGTTCTGATGCAAAGTCGCGTGCCGTGGCACAGGAAATGCCGCAAACACTGCTTTCCGGTGAAGGCGACTACGCCACGAATGCACAGGACACGGTTTCCAACACTGCCGCTACCGGCTCCGCCACGGAATCCAACACCACCGCCACGGATGGCAGCGTTAGCGGTTTCCAGGGAAACGCCGCCATGATGCTTTACCAGTACCGTCAATCACTCGTGAACATTGATCTCATGATTATCAACGAACTTCAAAATTTGTTCATGCTGGTATGGTCAAATGGAGACGAATTCTCAGAAAGGAACAACTACGGCTATGACTATCTCACCGGTTACACCACTTGGTAATTTCCCGTATGCAATGACTCCGCTTAGCAATGTGAGCGCATTCAGTTACCGGGATGGGCGGACATTCCTTGAAGTTCTTTATGACCTTCGGGACCACATCAACGATGTTATGGTGCCCAACACCAACATCAACTTTGATTTGCTGTGGAATGATTTTCAGGCTGGCATTGCCAACTCTGAAGCTTCCATTACCAACTTCACCACGGAAATCAACGCCGCCTTTGACGAATTCAAAACGGGCACCGATGCGGACGTTTCCGCCGCCGTAGCCGGATGGCAAGCATCATTCAACACCTTCACCACGTCACTCAATGCGGATTTCAACACATTCAAAACCGACACCACCGCTGACGTTGACACCGCCGTAGCCGATATTGCCGCAACTAAAGCAGACTGGATTTCTCAGTTTGACACGTTCATTGCTGACATTACGGCACAGCTTGGCACGCTGAATGACGCTGGCATGGCCACGAACATTGCATCTTCCACCACCGCCACGTATTCGGCGCTCCGGGCCTTTGTGAAGCGGCCACCGGCTTACATCGGTTCCGGTGCCCGCACGAAGTCATGGGACTTGTCACGGCACCTGTACAACGGGGAATCCGCCACCATGCGGACCATCCGTGATGTGATCCGCCGTGGCCTGGCCGGTGAGCGTAAACGCATTGTTGCCGCTGGCGACTCCAAAACCTTTGGCAACGGCTCCACACAGCCACAGGTTTCCACCAACTCATACCCGGCACAGCTTCAGGAATTGCTTGGCGCTAACCCTGGTCTGATTTACGGGAACCTTGGCGATTTGCGGTGGAGTGCTGCCAGCAACATTGTTTCAGCAACCGGCACCAATCAGAATTTCCTTCAGTCTCCCGGTGGGGCATGGTCTGCCACATTCACGTCAATTGCCAAGTTCACCGGCTTCAAGGTCTTTGCCTACATTTCCGCTGGTGGCACTGTTGATGTGACCGTTGATGGTGTGGCGCAAACACCGTTCACGGTTACGGCTGGTTCCACCTGGAAGGTTGCCACGTACTCCGGTCTCAGTGACGCCGTACACACCATTGTCTTTTCCGGTACGGGAATTACTTTCCTGCTTGGTTTGGAGCCAACCTATGCAACCGGTCTGACCATCAGCAACGCGGGCCGTCCTTCATCCAGCGCAGCGGAATGGCTTTCCCCAACTGACTGGTCACGGCTTTACAGTGCAGCGTTTTCGGTGAACAACACCACCCTGACACCACTGAAACCCGATGCCGCGTTTATCAACATTGGCACCAATACCAACAGTTCAACGCTGGATGACATTACGTCGTTCATTACGAATGTGAATGGTCTGGCCATTCCTGTCCTGTTGATCGTTTTCGGTGGTGTCGGTTCTGCCGGGAACTATGACAACAAAAGGGTCCGTTTGTACGATATTGCGGATTCCCTGGATTTGCCGTTGATTGACTTCACGTCACTCATTGGTGACCAGCCAGCGGCAACCGCCGCCGGTTTGCTTCAGGACACGGTTCACGAAAATTCACGCGGCTACGCACTCGAAGCCGACGCACTGGCACGAGTCATCCGGTACTAGTGCTTGCAGCACACACCATTAGCACGACTCAAATAATGAAAACAGCCAATCCCCCGCACATAACTTGTGTGGGGGATTGGCTGTTATGCTTGGTGGCATGGCATATGATGATAACGCTAAAAAGTTGGCTGTGAAGGTTATTGGCACGGTTGAATCGAACCTGAATTATGGTGCCGTGAACTTCAATGACCCCATTACCGTTGGCATTGCACAATGGTATGGCACACGCGCTGCCAATGTCCTGGTGCGTATGTACAACGAAAACACTTCGTCATGGTATGGCGTGGAGCCATCCATTTTCAATCAGCTTGCCACGATTGATTCAAACGATTCCTTTTGGAATTCCCGCTATCTGACACAGGCCGAAGGTAACTCCCTGGTGGGGGTGATGACCCGTAACCAGGCCATACAGAATGCACAGCTTATTGATGACATGGAAGTCTATAAGGCTGTAGCCATTTCTTATGGCTTCAATCCGGACACCAACACAGGTGTTGTCATCTACTTTTTCAGCATGCACCACCAGTCACCGGCTTCAGCGCTGGAAGTGGTTTCAACGCTGGACACGGAATGCACGTTGGAACAAATGCACGCCGCCTGTCTGGCCCACCCCGTTCTAGTCCAGTATGGTGCCCGGTACCAGGTCACCTATGATCTTATTCACGAAGCGGACGTTTCAGGTGTTGACCCTGTTCCACCGGCTGAACCGGAGCCGGTACAGCCCAACTCCAATGCCCGTTTCATCCGGACAATGGGTGATTCCCTGGTGGTTCACTTCGTCGATGGGGAGGATATTACCTACTATCCGAACGGACCAGGTTATTGGCTGTCTCGTGAAGCGAAAGTAGCACCTGTCCCACCACCCCCGGTACAGCCTGAACCGCCTAGCGGTGCCTGGTACCACCCTTTGCCCGGTGGCACCATTACAAGTCCTTACGGGCCGCGTGAGCTTGGCGGATTCCATTGGGGCTGTGACTTTTCCACCGGGGGTGGTGGGAACGTCACCGCCGTCACTGACCTTGTGATTACGGTTGCCGTGGACGCGTATGAAGGCGGGAACTCCACAGCCGGAACCTACGTCAAAGGCCACACCACGGACGGAGCCTACACCTTCACTTACGCACACGGCGTTGATGAATCGTTGGCTGTGGCGGCGGGCACCACCGTACCGGCTGGAACGGTGTTGTTCATTGAAGGTGACACCGGCTACACATTCGGCCCGCATTTGCACTTTGAATGCTATGAAGGCATCCAGTTTGATCCGTGGGCACCGCCTTATGGAAACCCAATTGATCCGTTGCCAGTGCTACGCGCACACAATGTTGGAGTATAATTACCACCATGACCGCCACAATGGAGAAAACGCAACTGGACTATTACAGTTTTGACAAAGTGCTTAGCTACAATGCCATGTTCAATTTTGTCATTGGTGCGCGTGGTCTTGGAAAAACGTATGGTGCAAAAGACCTCACCATTGGTAAGGCGATCCGGACGCACGGTGAAGAACAGTTCATCCTGGTCCGTCGATACAAAGATGAATTACGCATGTCTCGTGATACGTTCTTTGCGGACATTGGTCAAGAGTTCCCTGAATACCATTTCCGGCATCTTGGCATGGAAGCCCAAATGTCACATGTAAACAAGGCTAAGGACAAAAACCGCGCCTGGATAACCATCGGTTATTTTATCCCTTTGTCCATTGCACAGTCAGTCAAGGGTGCGTCTTTCCCTAAAGTCAAATGGATTATTTTCGATGAATTCATCATTGAAAAAGGAAAAACTCAGTACCTTCCGGACGAAGCCAAAGCATTCCAGAACTTCTATTCCACCGTTGACCGTTGGAAGGATAAGACCAGAGTTCTATTCCTGGCTAACTCCGTTTCCATCATGAACCCCTACTTCATTGCCTATGACATAAAGCCGGAACTAGGCAAAATCAAGCGCTATAAAATTGACCCTGAAACGGGTATAGCCTTCATGGTGGTGCATTTCGCTGACAGCGCAGACTTCACAGGGGGAGTGCTGAAAACAAAATTTGGACGCTTCATTGAAGGCACCGATTATGCAGATTACGCCGTGGGAAATGAGTTCAAAGATAACGGTGACAACCTTATCAAGGAAAAAACCCCGCAAGCCCGCTATCGGTACACACTGGAAACCGCACGCGGAATTTTCAGCGTATGGTATGACTCCGGAGAGCAGGAATACTATGTTCAGGAAAAACGGCCTGGACAGGAAATTTTGATGACTATGGTTCACGAGACTATGGACGAAAATAAGAGCCTGCTTGCATATTCTGACAAGTTGGTGCAATACTTGCGAACGTCATACAAGCAGGGCAAGCTGTATTGCGATACACCGAAATCAAGAAACGCATTCACGGAAATATTCAAACGCTAAACACTGGGGGATACAGTGTCCGGAAGACATGAACCAATAGCACAAAAAGGCTCCATAATACCTTCAGCCAAAGTCAGGGGATATCTTTACGCTCTCATGGTGGCAGCGTCACCCATCGTAGTTTTCTACGGTCTCATGACACTTGCTGAAGTAGGCTTGTGGATTGTTTTCGGCGGTGTCGCGCTGGGGGTCTCCAACGCCGTGGCCGTTGCCAACCTTCCCAAAGCACCGGAGAACAAACCATGAGCCGGTTGTCACGGTATTTCCATGAGCCGTGGTTTATCAACATGCTCCACATCGTTGGCTACACACTTGCCGTTGGCTGTGGTCTCTTGGCAGCAATGGGCGGAATCCCTAACATCATCACCGGGCAAATCGGGCCGGTGCTGTCAGTGGTGGTGGGTGTCCTGTTGGTGTGGGGTGGTCTCACCGGGGCATGGTCCGTGTGGCGTGGGCTATGGGGTCTGGAACAAATAGCCATCTGGATCATTGGCATAGGCTACGTCGCCTTACTCGTGCCAACACTGGCTTTCGCTGTCCTTCCCGGCAAATCCGTTACTTCCACCATTTGGCTCATTGTCGCCTTGGAAGTACAGGCCATTCTTGCCAGCGCCATACGCTACCGCCGCATTGATTGGGCCTACCTGGACCCCGCAAAATGACGGTAGAACAGTTGACCGCGCTGGTCATAGCGGTTGGAAGTGCCCCGGTTGTAATCAAAATTATTGACTGGATCAAAGCCACACGAAGTGGCAGGGCACAGGCCGAAAAACGCTCCAACCGGATGGCCTTGAACCAGCTAGAAGAAGAAATGAGCTACCGGCGCATCATGCAGGAATACGCCAGCCAGCTTCGGCGGTTGCTCATTGACATGGGATTTCCTGAAGACAAGCTACCCGAATGGCCCACACGAAAGGTGCGGTCATGACCATCACAGCCGTAGTCGAAATGCATCAGTGTTCGGAGTGTGGCACCTGTACCAGTGAGCCACCCAACGGCTATGGGAACTACTATTGCGAAAAGCATAAATAAAAGAAACGGACTCCATTCCAAATGGAGTCCGTTTCTGGTAGAGTTGACTTATTAGGTCAACTACTCACCGAATGGACGTGCCACACATGTTCGCCATCATCCTTTTCTCAGCCATACTCTCCCCCATCGTCACCAGCGGACTCTACGTATTCTTCAGCGGACCCGTACCCCAACCCAAACACCGGGGCGGATACCACGCATGAACGCAAGCCAAACCTGCCCCACCTGCCACCAACCGCTATACTGGCTAGTGGACAGCCACACCTGGCACCACTACGCAACACGAAACACCGCATGCCACACACCACCAAAGGACAGCCATGAAAATTGACCTTCCCAAAAACTCCATCACCCTGGACCCCGACACCATACTACTCACCCCAGACAACCGCTCATTCCTGGAAATCCACACCCCCACCAACCACCTACTATCCATCAACCAACCAGGCCCACTACTCACCGGACTACTCCGCTCCGTCGCCACCTTCACGGTTACCATTCCGAAAGGTGTCCACCCCTTTACACCGGACAGTAACGGAGCGTGCACCGGCTGTACTGAAAATGCGGAACCGGTGGAAACGCCGTCAGTACGCATGGTGCTGGATGGAGAAATTGAAGACTGATGATAACAAACCGTCAACTCATTGAAGCTCTAAAACAACTTCCGCTTGACGCAGAAATTGAACTAGACGTTTCAGGTTATGACGCCGATGGGGTATCATTATCCGTTGGTGATACAACCGTGCTGAACCACGAGTTCGGACTAAATGACCTACACTTTGTACCACCGGCAGCTATAAAAGGTGAGGTTGAAGGCTAATGGATAAGGTAATAAGCAGGCCAGAATTTCTAAAGCCTGGTGACACCATAGAAGTTGGCTATAGCGGACCGATGGAAATAGAAGAAATTAGAATCCTTCCTACTGGCGACTATAGACTACTGTGTTACCGTCTTCATGGCCACGCGGTATTCTATACGCTCGCTACTACAGCGGCCATCACACTACACCGCTAATACGCCCACAAGCTGAATGCACTCCATACCGTCGGATGGTATGGAGTGCATTCTTTTGTTACCACATTTCCCTTGACAGAAAGGACTCCCTA